CTTTATCTATCAATCTCGGATATTTTACTTTAAATAATCCCAATTCGCTACTAATTATTACGATACCTCCAGGCGTTGGCCTCACCCTGTATTCGTCTTTTTTGCTTATATCCCAATTATACGCTCCTATTTCTCCGACAGCTTTTCGAGATGCAAAAATAGGACATCTTTGATTTGGAATTAAACAATAATCTGAAAAAAGAGGCGATGGCGTCATCGTCCTTGTATAATTATCAATTACAGTAGCTCTTTTATTAATCCAAAATTCAATTCTATCCATCCAATATGGCTCAATTCGGTACACCTGCCTATAATGAGATTTAATGTTGCTTATTATATGCTTAGAAAATCTTTCATTTTCAACGGTAAACTCTTTACCCGCTGCAAGCTCTGTTTTTCTGGCAAACCATCTATATAAATGATCTGAAAACCACAATTCTCGAACTTTAGCCTCTGGTAAATTTATTGCATTTAAATACTCCCACATTGGGACATATTCACCTATTTTAAAATCTCTACCATTAACGGGATATGGCACTCGTATTACATTTTCGCACCCAATAACTTTCGGAGGTCTTGCATCTTTATCCGCTTTATTATATACTTTTGACGTAGGCAACGGCAACGGTGCACCTACTCCTATATCCTCCGAAGATGACGCCACAACTCGTATTTCATTCAATTTCTCAAATTGAACAATAATAAAACGAGGTCTACTCCATTTTCTATCTTGGATATATATAACACCAGGGGACATCTTTATAGCATTCATACCCAAAAATTGACCTGCGTTTTCTACCGTTATGGCATCCACCGAATAAACAGATATTTGTCCACCTGGTGTCACTGTCATGTTTAATCGACCTCGATATAATAAATCCGCAAGTCCTGTGTATAAATCCACACCTAAATATTCAACATTTTCGACAATATAATCGGCTGTAATTTCTCCAGAATACGGATATATTTTAAGTTTTTGTAATTCTAATTGTATTATTTCGCTCATTAAATAAGGTTTTGTACCCGATGATATTGACCAAGGCAAATACCGTCCACTTGCAAATTGATTAAAAGGTTGCCTTAATCGCATTGGGTCTTCGCCACCTGCTGCGGGTGTTGCCACGTTTTTTTCATTTGCAGTTCGTGTTTTATTATAATTACAATATAATCTTTTGCCATTAAATAACCACCTGCAATCGGCTATAAACCAACAATCATAATACTCATCAAGCTCTCTTTTTTCAATAATATATAAATTACTAAAATTCATACTGACGTTGTTTGGTTCACCCTCTGTGCCGCCTGTTAAAACCATATTTAAACTTACAGGATTCATCAACGCTGAAATTTGTTCGGATATGGTTTTATTAACTATAATTTTGCCCACATAAGGCTCTACTCCAGAGGTTATTGACCACACAAAACTATCTTCTTGTAATGGTATTCCCGATAAAGTAAAATGAGGACATTTCCACTCATTTCCCATTGTTCAATCTCCTTATTGTGAAACTGGTATATCAATAGCGGCACCAGGATCTGTATTGGGTTCATATACAACAGGTTTTATAAATCTATATATTTCAACCAAAGTTTGATACGAAATAATAACAGATGTACCTCCCGAAACATTATTTGGATTAGAATATTCTTCTTGCTTATAACTAAAACTTCTATCTAATAAAAGCCAATCTCCACTTTGATTCACGCTTGTTTCTAAGGGGTCAATGTTATCTAAATTATAATAATCGCCATACTTAGATATTTCTATACTGCGTGTAGCTAATAAATCCTTACCTGTCGAATATGTATTATAAGTAAAATCCTCCCCATCCCAAAGTTTAGCACATACAATATTATTGTTTTGCTTATACGATACAGTTTCATTAACAATAAAAACACTACTCTTGCTTTTAGGTACTAAAGCACTTACTCTACCCGATATAGTATATGTATCTGGATTTATGTTATAGCTGTCATTTGTTATTATAATGTTATTGCCCGATGTTGAGTATCTGCTTAAGCCCATTAAATTTTTTATTTGTTGTATCAGCCATGGCTTTACGGTACTTCTATAGATACCCTCTAAACTTGTATCAGACGCTGTAGCATCCTTTGAAATATTAGCATTATAACTAAGATTAACGGTACTAGAAGGCGTTGCAGTAACTCCACCTGTATTGCTTTTGCCTTTCAATTGACCTAGATTTACCTCATAATTACAGCTTGCTCCAACTATTTTGCTATAATCAGTTGAACCACTTGTTTGTTTTGATAAAATTTGGTTATATGTTACATTAGCAACACAAGTGTTTCGTTCATCATCTTGGTTTATATTTTCACTTATAAGTTCACAATTGGTTTCAAATGTACTCATTATGCCTGATGCCCACGCTTTACCATATGTATTATAATTTTGTATTGCGGTTTTAGCTCCACCATCTGTGTATACCATAGTAAACTTACCTGTGGCTTGTCTGTTTTCACCATAACTTATTGAAAAATTACCATCTCTTCTATAATCATTTTCAATATATGGTATTTCTAAATCCATATTTATGTTATAAATTCTACTTGTTTCTAAGTCAGATTCTGATTTACTTTTAATAAGAGACACCCTGGCTTTAAATCCTGTTTTTGTAGCTGGATCGTATGTATATTCATATTCACTACCGAAATAAACTCTTGTTTTTTTGTTTTTTAATTTGCATGCTACCTCAATGGCATCACAAGCTACAACAAGATTAGCAGAGGTGGTAGCTGTAACAAGTATTTGAGAGTCTATAGAAACCTTCTGATATGTCTCAGAAAATCCAAATTTACCAATGGCGGTACCCAATTGTACGTCATTATAATATATTCTAGCCATGTTTTCTCTCCTACTCCGTTTGTCTTTTGTTGTTATTCAAAACTTTATTTCTATTTTTAGCACCAGCTAAATCATCCCACAAGCTTGAAATACCACCTGTAATAGTATTCCATGCCGACCCTGGATTTTTAAGAATATTAACACCCTCTCTCATCCCTCTTTTTATCGAAGCTCCTGCTTCACCTGTAATACCAAACATTGAAGTCATTCTTTCATCAAGTCGAGATGTGCTTTCACCTATTCTAGTATACCGATGGTGCATTTTCTTTAAAAAAGCGTCATCATATCTTGTACCCGCTTTAAGTCCTTCGACTGCAAACTCTTTTGTTTTTTTAAATGGACTAGCATGTATTTGGTCATATACTTCTTTCGCATCACCTGCTAGTTTTGCTGTATACATTGACATGCCAGTCCCAATTGCTGTCGCAATTTTTCCACCAAGTACAGAACCAATGCTATCATCTTTTTCTTTTTTAGAACCGCCTGTTTTGGTGCCTTTAGACACCATCTCTTTTTTGCTAGAGGCAGTGTTTGCGGCAATTGCAGCATCATTTAAAGCGGCTGCAACATTATTGAGAGCTAATATGATTTGCTCAACACTTTCTTCTCGTATCATAATTTTGCTCCTAATATAAATACACTCTTGATTTAAATCGAAGTGTTCTAATAACAAGAGGTGCGTTGCCCTTAACTAATCCCAATTTCGTTCGGCTAGAACCTTCTAAAACAACCTTTGCTGTACTTAAAATAGTTGAATCCCTCATCGCCTCCAAAACTTTTAGTTCGGTATCATACACACCCGCTCCCGATGAAGTATTGGCCACCCTATTACCACCCAGAAGGGCGTTTCCACCCATATTATCACCAATATTCTGTATAAGTATCAAAACATTAAATGTTTCATCAATGATACCCTCATGCTGTGCATGGCTTTTTTGTCCCATCTCAATAATAAAGCAACAAGGTGTAACTAATTGAGAAAGCTGTTGTATTGGAAATTCAGGGACAACATATACATTTTTGCCAAATACAAAATTTCCAGCACTCCAAGTCAACTCTTGTATCAAAGTTTGAACTCCTGTAATTAATTCTTTTGGTGTCATCGAATGGTACCCCCTGTTATGTCGCCAACATATACAATACCGTCAGCATCGCCTGATTTAGAAAAACCATCAAACACACAGGCAAATAAAGTATCATCATCTCTCGTTAAAAAGCTTGAATCAACTATGTTTGGCGCCGCTTTTTGTAATATAACAACATTGTTATTTTTAATATCATCTGGAACAAACAAAAGAGTGTCAGTATGTGTCGCATTATTTAAATTATATCCTGTTTTCAACGCATTTGGTAATTTAATGGCAGCTCCGCTTGTTAATCCTGGTAATAAGCGAGCTAATGCCGTGGTGTTATAATTTAATAATGTAGCATATAACCTAACAAAACAACCACCATAAAGCTTTATAGAAGGCATATCGCCATCCTCTTCGGTATTATGATATATATATTTTGGTAGTATCTCTAGCTTTACTCCAGTTTGAGTAAAGCCTAATTTTGTGCCCCATGTGGCCTCGTTTGTCAACGCCGATGGGTTCCAAAATAAATATCCAGGCTGTCTTAATATTTCATCTGTATTTGGATGACTAACCCAAGCCATACATTTCTCCTTTTTATCTATCTTTTATCTACCATTTTGTATATTTATAGATAAAAAGCAAGATGCGAATTCGGCACCTTGCTTTATAACCATTATGGATCTGGATATGTTTCGCCAGCCGTAGCGTGTGGTAACATTTTGCCAAATGTTTTATTCACAAAATATTGTATTCTACCAGTATTTAAAACACTATCCGTAAAGGTAAAATAGTCATCTTTTAAAAAGTCAGTTGGTCCCGCCGTGACTAAATAATATTTACCATCATATAAAGTTGGCTGGGTCACTAGAACCTCATCAACTAACAATGTCCCAGTTGTATTACTTTCTAATTCTATAATTATTGTTGCATCATCTTTGCCCCATTGTTGATACCATCCACCATCATCAGTACCCACTCCGAGTGTTAAGTCTAGCCATGTTGCGTTTGCAACTGTTGAAAGGTCGAGTGTAACTGTCTCTCCACCTAATGTTATCTTTAAATTACCATCACAATTTGCTTTTCTATAATATCTAACAACAACTGCTGTTGGCTTGGCGCTAACAAAAGTATGCCCTTCATCAGCAATGTTTTGTGTCATATAACTATTAGCTGTTATTTCAATTGCAACACCTGTACTAGAGCCCCTTGTGTTTCTGTATGTAGTTGTTGTTTCTTTTAAAAAGTTAGCTGGTGTATCTAAAGACCATCCTGATATAGTTATAGTACCAGTATCATCGGCTGTATCAAAACTACCATCTGTTATCCAAGTATTGCAATCTTGAGATGTTAATGCAAATATTGTTGCAGTGCCCACAGGTGCTGTCCCTAATTCAATGTTATCAACATTTGTAAGTCCAAGTCCATACATAAAAAAAGTTTCATTGCCTGAACTTTTGCCACTATATCTATCCTCAGTGCATTTTATTTTTGTTATACCACCGTTTACCGCTCCAACTTCAATATCATGGTCGTCTTTGTTTTTTAAAAGTCTATAAACTGTACCACCCCCTATATTAGACCCATATGGTACAACAGCTCCGAATGTAAAATGTCTATATCGTACTGTTTCTGTCGCGTCCTCCATACCTTGATATATATCATCGAGAACACTGGCTATCGCTGTATTAATGCTATAATATCCAATTCGTCCAAGCTCTTTTAATATAGGTGTTGTTAAGCCAGCAGCCTGTTGTATCATAGCTCCAGCACTGCCCCTTAAAGTTTTTAATTGGATGGCTGTATCGGGTATATGATTACCTTCAAAACTCTCCTCTAATTTTTTCAAATCCACTAATAAACTAGGAGTTGTAGCATTATCACCAGAGAACATTTTATATGTAGTATCCATTATATCCAACGCATTTTTTAATTGCGTCCATAATTCGGCTTTGCTCGCCGCCATAATTCACCTCTTCTAATCTGATTCAACGAACCAATAAGAAATCCCATCAGTTTCTGCCGCACCTGATTGCAATCTTATATATAATTTATCATCAAGTCCTACAATTGGAAATTGATACATACCAGCAGGATATTTACATCGGGTATCATCACTAGCTATTCTAGTTAAGCCATGTGCGGCGGTATCAGATACCGTCATATAAAAATCTGAATCTATATATATATTAATACCAGACGCTATCTCACTTTCAGACAAATCTATTTCACAGGGTGTTCCATCAAAAGCAGGTAAATCTACTGTTTTTTGTATAGTAGATAATTTACCAAAAGTGGCCCTGCAACTTGTAATTACGCTCATTCATTTACCTCCTGTATACAAGATGTTTTATAATTTTTTGTATTATATATTGCGTTACTCCTATCAAAATCAGGCTTTGCATTTTGTCTTTCGGCTGTTGGTTGCAATGGACTATTGGTTTGAGCCAAAACAACTTGACGACCCCTGAAAGCCTTTAGTCCACCGACAAGCCTTTTATATAACCCCATTGAAATTGAAGAATCTCGACCTTTATAGGATTCTAAAAAGTAATGAACACCGTTAATAAGGTTAGGTAAATGAACTTTATTGGTATTATCAGCTTCAATGCCCGCAATGTCCTCAAATAGCCCTTCTGAGTCGTCGCAGGCAGCTTGTAATATATCAGCGTTCACTGTTGTTGCCGATGGGTCAAAATTTGTTACTTGAACTAAATAAGCAGATGTAGCACCCAATCTTAATTTTACATCATCTATTAATGCCATTTATCACCTCTTTTTTTTATTTGCGTTATATACATTTTTATTTTTATCTTTGTCATCAAAAATATTTTCTTTTTTGACCAAAGGTGCTGTTTGCATTTGTATTGGATTGTATTCACTTGCTTTGCATAGCAATAAATATTTATCTATATAAAAAGAAAGTTCAATTTCTTTTGAATTGGATTCACTTATTTTTTTATCAAAATCAAAATTTGGGTTTTGAATCCTTGCATTTACAAACACCTCTTTAGCTCTCTTTGTAAACTCTTCAACTTGTGTTTCAGTTAATAGCCTGCATAAGAGCTGTGGCATATATGGTTTATCTTGATTTCTTGCATATCCAGATTCAACTGGAAATACTTTTTTATGAAAAGCAACTCCAATTAGAGTGGCACTTTCAATAGGACAATCTTGCTTTAATGCTGTTATATACGGTATAAGCTCATCTTCATCTGTTGCAGGTGTTAATTCTGCTGGCTTTCGAGGTTCAATAACATTTGTTTCGCCCACATTTAATTTTGAAGGTGTTGTAATGTTCATCTCATAGTCTCCTAATATAAAAAATAACGCCCCATTACGAGGCGTATAAAACATCTAATTATTAACTTTGATAAAAGTGAATGGACACCATACGCCCAAGCCCGCTCTCACATCAGCATATAAAACTTCTTCGTTATATTCACGAGCGTGGTCTGAGTTAGCAAATTCTGCAATAATTTGATTAGGTGTATTAGGCGCTCTGAAAGCAAAAGTTCTCCAAAAGGGGTGCTCAACGGCAACATACCAATCGGCTGCATCAGTTAAATATGGATTTAAATGATACTTAAATTTTCCCATTGTTATATTGCTTTGTGCAACTGTTGAACCTAAGTCTGTTCTCAAATATTGACCTTCAGCTAAATCCTGAATAACAGCATTGAGTGCGTTTGGTACCACCGCATGTAATTTTTCTAACTTAACATCATCTGCATTAAAAATAGGTTGTCCAGCAGTATCTTTAAATGTCAATAATCTTCTTTGTGCTACCATTAAATCGTGCTTAATAGCGGCAGTTGTTGCACTACCAGTACCAGTTATGATATTACCACCTGATGTACTAAATCTATCATCTCCATCGCCATCTACATCGCTGAATAGAGCAACACCATCATAAGCGTTATTAATAGAAGGCAATAAGGATGCACTATTATTAATGTATTCAGCTACAAATTTATCAGGTAGTTGTAAAAAACGCTTGACGGCAAGTTGAACATGCTCTTTCACATCCCCAATTTGGTCGTCATGGGCATCAAACCTGTTGTAAGCAATACTTAATTCATAAGCTGTATTGCTAATCTGGATATAATTATCCTTAAATGTTTGATATGTTCGGCCCATCCCATAATCCCAGCGAGCTGGAAATGGTATTGATTCTTTCCAAGCATAAGTTGCTTTTCTTAAATTGTTATAAGGCAAAAACTTAACTAAAAGCTCTTGTTGCTCCTTAAAAAGAGGGGCTTGTGCTGTCCAAGTATCTTTAAGGTCAGCCAAAACACCCGCTCGTAGTGAGTATCTGTTATCTATAACAGCCATTTTATATCTCCAAAAAGTTTAAAATTATGCACCTATAACGGGAGTTATGTCTATATAAAGAGCAAACCAAACATCTTGTGCAGCAGTGAATCCAGTACCACTAGCTACAAGCTCAACCTGTATTGTATCGCCTGCTTTACATTCATTTAATGCAGTAATTGCAGTTGCGTCAACTTCAACAGCTAAATCTGTAATTGCGTTACCGTCTGCATGACCAAGAGATAAAACACCACCTGTTACATTAACTGTGGCTATTTCTAAATTAAATGTTTGAGCTCCCCCAGTCAAACCAGCATCAAAACCTTCACATTTTGCATAAAATTTATCTATCTTAAAACCATTTGGTGCTACATAAGATAATAAATCTGCGGCAGCTGTCCCTTCTAATGAAGCTGAATTCATTCTACCCAAGCATATAGTTTGTTTAGTACCAACTGCTGATAATATTCGAGTGCTTTCAAGAGAAAACAATTGAACATCACAAAGTGTTGCAGAAATCCATTTAGAAACAAATCCAATTGGAAGTCCAGTTGTTGGTCTAGTTAAGGTCATTGTTTGGCCATCGGTTGCATACACAAGTTTAAGTACATCTGTTATGGCACTAGCACCTGTAACAGCTATAGATGGAATAATTATACCACTCTTTGCAACAACACTATAATCACCTGCTGCATTGCCTGTTAAGT